TATTAATTAATGGTGGTGGAGCAGCATCAGGTGTAACTCAGATTATAGCTGGTACTAACATATCTATTTCTCCTCCTGGAGGAACAGGTGTAGTTACTATTAATGCTTCCTCTACAACTGTTTCAGCATCTTATGCTTTAAGTAGTTCTCAAGCTACTAGTGCTTCTTGGGCTGTTTCAGCATCAAGAGCAATATCTTCATCTTATTCTGCTACATCATCATACTCCCAAAACCTAATAATCTCAGGCTCAGTAAACAATGTAGATTATATTGATTTTAATACAGGATCAGCAGTACCCGCTTGGAAATCAGGTAGAGTATTTTGGGATAATACAGATGGGGCATTATCTGTCTATAATGCCGAACAAGATATTACTTTACAAATTGGTCAAGAAAACTGGACTAGAGTATCTAACAGAACAGGTGCAACTATTTTAAATGGTACTGTAGTTAGACTTAAAGGAGCACACGGTGATGTACCAGAGGTAGAATTAGCTCAATCAGTAATTGTATCAGGTAGTGTTAACCTCCTAAATCAAATTTTAGGTGTTGCTACTCACGATATTGAAGATAACTCAAAAGGTTTTATTACCACACAAGGGCTAGTACGAGGGTTAAACACAAATGCTTTTAATGATGGAGATACTTTATTTGTAGGTACAGGATCAGCAGGAGTTTTACAAAATAATGCCCCTGTTGCCCCTTATGAAATTATTCCTGTTGGTGTTTGTGTAAAAGCATCACCTGGAACAAGTGGAATTATATATGTTGCCGTACAAGAACCAATAGATTTTAGTGATTTAAGTTCTGTATTAGTAACCGGTTCATACAGTATTGGAGATATTTGGACTTATATTGCAAGCGGATCTACAGGTGTTTGGTCCCACACTAATCAACTTTCTGGCTCTTATGGTTTAACAGGTAGTTTAAATGCTACCTCATTTACAGGATCTTTATTTGGAACATCCTCTTGGTCAGTATCCTCATCACAAGCTATATCTTCATCTTGGGCAATATCAAGTTCTCAAGCAGTAAGTGCAAGTTATGCCCTTTCAAGCTCACAAGCTACAAGTGCATCTTTTTCAGTATCATCATCTAGAGCAGTATCTGCATCTTTTGCTATATCTGCCTCTAGAGCAGTATCTGCATCTTGGGCCCCTATCTTCCCATTTACAGGATCAGCTATTATTTCTGGTTCATTAACAGTAACAGGGTCAACTAATATAAGTAGTAATTTAAACGTAAATGGAGATACTACTTTAAATGGAACTACAGTAATTATTTCTCCTCCAACAGTTTTATTACCTGGATTAGCTTTACCTTACTCTCCTTCCCCTGTTGTTAACACAGTAATGTTTGATACATTAAATAATGCTTTATTTATAACATCATCATTACCCGGTGGAGGTGGAGCAATAACATCAGGTTCATTTACAGGCTCGTTTTCAGGATCATTTACTGGTTCTTTACAGGGTACAAGTTCTTGGTCAGTATCTTCATCTCAAGCTATATCTTCATCTTGGGCTATTTCTAGTTCTCAAGCTATATCAGCATCATGGGCTGTGTCATCCTCTAGAGCAGTATCTGCCTCTTTTTCAATATCTAGTTCTCAAGCTGTAAGTGCATCTTTTGCAGTATCTAGCTCACAGGCTGTATCTGCATCTTTTGCTGTTAGTAGTTCTCAAGCAGCAACTTCTTCCTTTGTTAATACACTTATTCAAAACGTAATTGTAAGTGGAAGTTTAACAGTAGGTAACAGAACAAGTACACCTGCTTCTGAAAATACACTAAATGTTTATCCACCATTTGCCGGAGGAACAGGTGAAGGAGGTCAAATACTACTAGCGGCCTCAGGAGGATTGTATACCTCGGCATCCATGTTAGATACATGGCAAGACCAATTTAGGATTTTACGAGGAAGTAATACCGGTGGAAGTAATGCAGGTTTAGTTTATATTAATCTCCAATCAGGAAATACTCAATTTGTAGGAGCAGTCACCGCTAGTGCATATAGTGGACTACCTAATGATTATCTTTATGTGACCTTAAATACAAATCAAACAATCCCACCTCCACAAACATGGGCAAATCAGGATGTTTTCTTTGATACTATTGTAGCTGTTAAAGGAATTCCTTACAATCCAGTAGCAGGAACTGCTACTTTAACTGGAGGAAAAGTTTATAGAATTACTTCAAGATTAGCATGGTCAGCAGCCTCCTCTTACTTATTTCAATATTCTTGTTACGATAGTGCTAATATACAAATAGGACCTACAGTTGAAATAGTACAATCAACTAATGGAAGTAACAATATAAGTGATGGAACCTTGGAATTCATTTATGCACCAGGAGGAAATACTGATATTAAGATAAGAATGACACCATCAACTAGTGCATTATCCGGTGAATTTATTAGAGGAGATCTTAATACACAACTTATTATTCAACAAATAGCATAACTTAATATATTTATAATAAATGGGTGAAACCACTATTGTAAATAAAAATATTAATACATGGTTAGTTACCTCGGTTACAGAAATAAATTGGGACGAGGCTAATTATAATTGGGATACCTTTTATGCCGACCAATATTATGCTAGTTATATTGAGGCTGAATTTGGTATAGCAGTACCAGGTCCTCCATATGGGGTACTTTGGGATCATGCAATATCTTTAACAATCGCTTTTCCTTCTGGATATGATTACCAAGATCAACAATTAGGTAAAAAAGAAAAGAAACGAAAAAAGATTAAGTTAATATTTATGATAGACGACTTGGAAAAAGTATTTGAAAAAGAAAAAAATACTCAAGTTAAAGTTGAATTTAAACAAAACGTAGAAAACATATTAACTGAAAAGTTTGGTCAAAAAATAATATTAGAAGATGTTCAAATTATACACAGATAAAAACAATACCTTTAAATGTAAAGTAGTTGTTGAAGGAGCTAATGAAAAAACAGCAGTAGCTCGTTTAGTAATTGAAGGTGAATCACATAACTTAATGTTTGATGGAAAACTAAAAGATGGTATTTGTGAGGTAAACATTGGTAAATTCAAAAACTTTGATAATTTTAAATCAAAAGGACAAGTAAAACTAGAGGTTATAGCAGATGATACATACTTTACCCCTTGGAAATCAGAATATATTTTAGAACAATCTAGAGTAATTACTGTAGAAATGATAGAGGAAGAAACTTCTTCAAAACCACTTGTGGAAGTAACAGAGGTTTCGTATATTGATGATACTCCTAAAGTTGATTCTATAAACCACGGGGAAAAAGTACTTAGAAACTTAGTTAAAGAAAATATAGATATCAAAAAATACAAATCACTTGATACTATGTTAAAACAAAACGTTAAAGCAAAACGTGTAGTTAAAAACTATATTTCTGAAAACAAACTCTCCGAAAAAACATTAGAATCAACCTTAGAATATCTTGTAGATAAATTTTAAGTTGATTACAAATGCCTATAGAAAATTTTTCAGGTAACCCCATAAGTAGTACCTACCAACGTGTTGTTCAAACCGATGGAACTTACCTTGCCGATGGTACAGGTAGTATTTTAAATAATTTAACATTTCCTAATTTAAATGTAAGTGGTAATTTATATGTTTCGGGTACTTTATTTGCAAATACACAAGTTATTGTTACCCAATCATATTATTCAGGCTCAAATATATTTGGTGATGAATTAAGTGATATACAACAGTTTACTGGTTCGGTTCAAATGACTGGTTCTTTGACAGTACAGGGACGTACTATATTAAATGGGGAAGTACTGATGGGTTTAACCAATAGAACAGGTACTAATGTATTATATTATGACATAGATAATGGTGAAATAACACAAGATAGAATACCAGGTTCTACAGGGCAAATATTTTTTAATGAAAATGATAATTTCCAAACAGACTCTGGATTAAATTGGGATAATATAAGTAAAAATTTAATTGTTACCGGTTCCATTAAGGTATTAGGTTCAATTACTTCTTCTCAAGATATTTTAGTTAACTCTATCAATATTGGTAGAGGAGGAACTAGTGGAAGTGTATCATCTGGACGGAATATTGCTATTGGGGAAGGTAATTTTAGTACATCTTCATTATCTTTCAATAGAAGAAATATAGCTATTGGTGACGATGCTTTACGAGATTTAACCACAGGTTATTTTAATATAGCAATCGGTAGTGCGGCTTTAAAATTTAATTCAACTACTGAAGGTAATATTGGAATTGGGGGGGATGCTTTATTATTAAATACTGGGGGTAATTATAATACATCAGTTGGTTATCAAAGTATGCAATCTAATACTAATGGTGAAACAAATTCAGCATTTGGATATCAAGCTCTTAAAGCCAATATTGATGGAAATAGTAATACAGCTATTGGTAATGCGGCTTTACAAGGAAATAAATTTGGAAGAAGAAACACAGCAGTTGGAGATAGTGCGTTAGGAATTTTAACTCAAGCAACAAGTTCAAACAATACCGCTTTGGGTTATAATGCTGGTGTTTTTTTATATAGTGGTTCTTTTAATACTTTTGTTGGATCTGATTCATATCCTTTTGAAACAGGTTCAAATAATACTGTTTTAGGTGGGAGATTATCAACCACTAGTATAACAAGTTCAAAAATATTAAACAATTCAGTTATTATATCAGATGGTATAGGTTCAGTAAGATTTTATTCTCCATCTAGTTCAAATGTATTAATAGGAACATTTACTGATACTGGTCAAAAATTACAAGTATCTGGTTCTGCTAGAATAACTAACGGATTATTAGTAACAGGTTCAATTACTGGTAGTGGAAACATATTAGCTAATGGAATTGTATTTGGTAGTTCTAATAACGGAACTTCATTAAATGTGTATGCTGGTGTATTTGGTTTTGGTTCTAATACAACCGGTGCACGAAATGTAGGACTTGGATATAATATACTCCCAGCAAACACAACAGGAAACGATAATATAGCTATAGGTACAGAGGCTTTACTTAACAATTCGGTTGGAAAAGAAAATATAGCAATTGGGTATAGTACATTATCTAATAATCGCTCAGGTAGTAATAATACAGCTATAGGAGAAGCGGCTTTAATATCACACCAAGTTGGAGATTTTAATGTGGGTGTAGGAGATGTAGCTTTAGGAGATTTAAATAGCACAGGTAGTTATAATACAGGATTAGGATATTATGCTGGAAGAAGTTTCGAATCAGGTTCATATAACACTTTCTTAGGAGTTGAAACTAGATTATTTCAAAGTGGTTCAAACAATGTAATTATAGGAGGTAGATATACTCTAAACCAATTAGGGGCAGGTATATCAAATTCAATAGTAATAGGAACCAATTCAGGCTCTATTAGACTATACTCTCCAGCATCAACTAACATATTAATAGGAACTACTACAGATACAGGAGAAAAACTCCAAGTATCGGGTTCAGGTCGTTTTACATCTGATTTAACAGTAACTGGTTCACTATTAGTTAAAGGTTCCCAAGTTATATCAGGTTCAATACAATTTGTATCACCTAATGATAGTCTTATAAGCAGTACTGGGAATTCATTCTACAGGCCTTTGGACGGGTTTGGTAACACATATGCTGTTAATTACGGGGGTGGATATTATGGAGATTTTACACAGTTTGTATTTAGAAATCAAGTAGCTAGTGATTTAGTAGTAATAAACGGATCTACTGGTAATATGGGAGTTGGTAATAGTTCACCAACTGCTAGATTACAGGTTAAAGGATCAGGAGCAACCTCAGCTACAACTGCCTTAAGAGTAGAAAACTCATCTAACGCTACCTCATTAGTTGTTTTAGATAACGGTAATGTAGGAATAGGAACAACTTCTCCTACACAAGGTAAATTAGTTATTTCAGCTCCTGATGAATCAACCGCATCCGCTATTTCAATACGTCAATCCAATGACCTAAATTTTGGAATGGATATTGGATTAGACCAGACAGTTAATGGAAATGGTTATTTTTATAGTGTAAGTAGTAATTCTAAATATGAATTTTTACAATTTTCTAGAACAACCACCCCTAATGTATTTTTAGTTGGTAGTGGTGGTAATGTAGGAATAGGAACAACCACTCCCACAGCTAAATTACAAATTATAGGATCAGGTACTACTACATCAACAGATTCTTTATTAGTACAAAATTCATCCGGTACTAACTTACTACAAGTTACTGATGGACAAGTAACTACAATAGGTAGAAAAAGTACTTTTACCCAACCATACGCTGCTCTATACGTAGGAAACGGTCCTTATAATTTTGAAACAGCACTTATTTTAGATGCATATAGTGGAGATAATGTAAATTATAAAACTGAAATATACTCTGGTTATTCTTATTCAAATCCTTTCCGTATTGTATCTAATAATAATAATATTCTATACGCATTTGAAGGAGGAGTAGCATTACAGTTACCTGGTGTTGTTACTCAAGGTATAACAAGATGGAATACTTTAGAAACTCTAGGATATTATCACCATATTCATTCCCCATTTGGTTCATGGCCTTCAGGTATAAAACTAACAAATCCAACCACTAATACAGGTTCAACAGATGGTGTTTATATGGGATTATGGACCTCAGGGGTTGATGCTAGATTATGGAATTATGAAACAGAGGGAACATGGGATATTGGAGTGGGTAATGCAAGACGGATTCAAGTTTCTACAAGTTCAGTATCCATATCGTCTTCTTTATCTGTTTATAAATCAGGATCTACAGTAGTTGATATACAAGGTTCATCAGGACAATTACTTTCAATAATAGACAGTCTAACAGGCTCATTAATGTCCGTTAATGATGTATCTGGGTTGCCAATACTTGAAGTATCTTCTGATGATAAAGTAGTAATGGGTACTTATGGAGCTGCTGCTTTAACAGTAACAGGATCTAGAGTAGGTGTTTTTACCTCAACTCCCTCTGCCTCATTACACGTATCAGGAGCATTTTTAGGATATCCTGTAACTGTACCTACTGCTTCAGGAACAGCTTCTTTAGATTGTTCTAGAGGTAACTTCTTTAACTTAACTTTATCTTCAAGTTTTACATTATTTTTATCTGCCTCAAATATCCAACCAGGCCAAACAATTAACTTAAGAATAACACAACCTGCTACCTCAGGTAGTTTAAGTTATGGTTCCCAATTTAAATTTGCAGGTGGAATACCTTACACAGCATCATCCACAGGATCAGCAGTCGATATAATTTCTTTTGTTACTTTTGATACAACTAACTTGTACGGTTCGGCAATTAAAAACTTATCATAATGTTTACAGCAACTGGTTTTAGTCAACAAGATATTGTTAAAGATGGACTAGTACTTTGGTTAGATGCCAATGATAAAACATCATATCCAGGTACTGGAACTGTATGGAGAGATTTATCTAGAGGTAGTAATAATGGTACGTTAACTAACGGACCTACTTTTACAGGAAGTAATGGTGGTACTATTATATGTGATGGAACAAATGATTATATACTAGCTAATCAAAATAGTTTAAATCCATATTTTTCATCAACAAGTGTTTCTCATTTTATTTGGGTTTACCCAACATCCGCAGGTCAAATAGTGGTAGAATTAGGACAAACAGCAATCAATGCAAGTTGGCATGATTCAAATATTGAAATTAATAGTGCAGGGGCTTTTAGTTTTTCAACTTGGCATGGTGGTTTGGGTAATAGAGTAGTATCTTCTAATTTATCTTTTAATAATTGGTATAACGTTGGATTTTCTTACGATGGAACAACATTAACTGCTTACATAAATGGATCATCTATAGGAACAACAAATTTTAGTAGAGCAGCTCCTTACAATAATGGATTTCAATATCATTATGCTCTATTTGCTATAGACAGTACAAATATGGGAACATCAGGTTATGGAGGAGGTAGAGTAGGTACTTTTGTAGTTTATAATCGTGCTATCACATCAACAGAAGTACTACAAAACTATAATGCAACCAAACCAAGATTTGGATTTTAAATAAAAAATATTTATATTACATAAATAATATGGGACAATCACAAGACACAACAAAAAGAAGATACGGTTTATAATGGCAACACAATATTCACCTAAAATAGTAACAGATGGATTAGTACTAGCATTAGATGCCGGTAATACAAAATCATATCCAGGAACAGGTACAGGATGGAAAGATCTAACTAATAGAGGCAATAATGGTACTATCGGATCTGGTCTTACCTATTCTTCGGGTAGTATTAATTTTACATTAAATTCTAGTAACCAACTTGTTACTATTCCTAATAGTGCTGATCTCAACTATAATTATCTAAATTGGTGTTATTCACTTTGGATAAAAGTAAATTTTGATGATAATGGTACTTGGACTCAACTATTTGTTAAAGGAGATGGTAATGCAGAACGAAGACCCGGTATATGGTTTTATTCAGACCAAACTAGTAGATTTCACTGTACTTGGGGTGCTTCTGGTCAAGGCCAAATAGAATTAAATACTAGTGATCCTCTAACACCCCCAATAGGTGTATGGGCTAATTATATATTTCAATCTAGAAATGGAGTAATGATGGTTTTTAAAAATGGAGTACAAGATTCAGTAACAGCAAATTTGACAGATAGAAATACAAATTCCCTACCTCTTTATATAGGAGGTCTTAACTTTAGAAGTCCTGGAATGGATCTAGCAAATGTTTTAGTATATAATAGATCATTATCTAATGAAGAAATTCTTCAAAATTATAATGCAACTAGGGGGAGATTTGGATTATGAGTGTAGTAGAAGGACCAAATACAGTAAAATCGGGACTAGTTTTAGAACTAGATGCCGGTAATACTAAATCCTACTCAGGTACAGGAACTACTTGGTTTGATAAATCCGGAAATAATTATATTGGCGTTTTAAATAACGGACCTACTTTTAACACAGGGTCTTTAGGTTCTCTTGTATTTGATGGAACTGATGACTATGGTTATATTACAGGTTCATTTGAAACATATTCAAACTTTACAGTTTCTTTTTGGATTAACATAAATACATTGTTAAATCATAGAGGTATATTTGTTATGAAAAACGCATCAGATAGTACTGATTATAATAGTAATAATTTTGTTATACACACAATAAGTGGGGGTTATTTTGGGATGGAATGTAATAATTTATTTGGTGGAAATACTTCTAGAAATAATACTGTAATTTATCAAAAAACAAGTCATTGTACTGTGGTATGTAATCAAAGTAGTAATTTAGTAACTTACTATCTTAATGGAGTAGCAGATGGAACCCAACCAATAACATCTACAGTAACATTTAATGATCATAATCTATTATTTTTAGCTTGCCGACAATTTAGTGCAACAGGAGTAAATAATTATCAAAACCCTCTTGCAGGAACCTTATTTAACTACTTATTTTATAATAGAGCCCTATCACCCTCAGAAGTACTTCAAAACTACAATGCAACCAAAGGAAGATTTGGTTTATAATATTTATAATAAATTATGGCTGTATTATCTAAATCTGGAATAACAAGCGGAGCAACTGTCCAACCAGGTCATGTTACTCAATCTGTAGATGCTTTTACTGGTATCACACGATATGATATAACTTTATCTGGTTCTTTTACAACAACCGGAAGCATTAATGTTACAGGTAGTGTAACATCTTCATTTTTTACAGGTTCTTTAATAGGAAATTCTACAACCTCTACTTATGTTGTTTCTACTCCTCAAAACTATTTACCAAATCCTGGTGGAACATTTTTAGGACCAGGCAATCTAGGATTATTAGCAGGTGCATCTAAATTATCCTCAGGTGTATCTCCAGTAATAAACCCTACAGCTTTAACAGGAAAAGTACTTCAAACACAATATTGGGTTACAGCCACTAAAGTTTCAGGTTCTACTTCCCCAGGTAATAATGCTTTAATGATTCAAGAAACAGCTCCTGGAGCAGGTTCCTTCTTTATTAAAGATATTGGAGCCTCTACAAACGATGATGTGAATTTTATTGTAGTTTATCTACAGTAACATATTTATATATAAGGGTTTTTATTTTAATAGTTATAATCTACTCTGATTTTTAAGACTTTTTAATATATTTATAACAGAATAAAAACTAAAAGAAAATGGCATCAACTTTAATATCACCTGGCGTACTAGCATTAGAAAATGACCAGTCATTTATCACCCAACAACCTGTAACTGTTGGAGCCGCTATTATAGGTCCTACCGTAAAAGGTCCTGTAGAAGTACCAACAATTGTTACCTCTTACAGTCAGTATCAAAATATTTTTGGTACTACATTTACAAGCGCAAGTCAAGTTTATACTTACTTTACCTCAATTGCAGCTTATAACTATTTTGCAAATGGTGGAGAAACTTTATTAGTAGCAAGAGTAGTAACAGGATCATTCACATCAGCTGAATCATCACCAATTTCCGCTTCTAACTCAGCTTCAGCAGCTTTAGTATTAGAAACTCTTTCTGAAGGTACTATTATGAACAGTAGCTCAAGTTTAGCTAGTGACGGTACTTTACCAAGTGGTTCAACAGATAACATTAGATGGCAAATTGCTAACTCAGATACCTCATCAGGTACTTTCTCATTATTAATTAGACAAGGTAATGATTCAACTACTAACCCAGTAGTTTTAGAAACATGGACTAATTTATCAATGGATCCTTTAGCACCTAATTATGTTGCTAGAGTGATAGGTGATTATACTTTAAATTATAGCTCAACTAATAACCAAATCCAAGTATCTGGTTCTTATCCAAATGCCTCTAAATATGTTAGAGTTAAAGCTGTCAATTTACCAACTCCAACCTATTTTAAAAACGATGGTACTTTTAAAGCCGAATATACTAGTTCTATTCCTTTAAATTCTAGTGGTTCTTTCCAAGGAGCAACTGGTAACTTATTTAATGGAAAAGCTCAATACTATAATCAAATTACTGACGGTAACCATTCTCAAGGTATTAATAGTGCTAGCTACGATAACATGATTAACTTGTTATCAAATGCTGATGATTATAGATTTAATGTAATATTAACTCCTGGTTTATTCAATTCATTACAAACCTCTAAATGTACTTCAGTTATTTCTAATACTGAAAACAGAGGAGATAGTATTTACGTACTTGATTTAGTACCTTATGATTCAACAGTTACTGCAGTAACAGCTCAAGCTGCTTCTCGTAATACATCATATGCTGCTTCTTACTGGCCTTGGGTTCAAACAATTGATCCTGATACTGGAGCTAACGTTTGGGTACCTGCTTCAACTATGATTGGTGGAGTTTATGCTTACAACGATTCAGTAAGTGAGCCTTGGTTTGCACCAGCAGGTATTAACAGAGGTGGATTAGGTAACGTAATCAGAGCAGAACAAAAATTATCTCAAACTAACAGAGATACTTTATATAACGGTAAAGTTAACCCAATCGCTACTTTCCCAGGTACTGGAACTGTAGTTTACGGTCAGAAAACATTACAAACTAAAGCATCTGCTTTAGACAGAGTAAACGTAAGAAGATTATTAATTTCTCTTAAATCTTACATTTCTCAAGTAGCAAATAACTTAGTATTCGAACAAAACACAATTGCTACTCGTAATACTTTCTTATCACAAGTTAACCCATATTTGGAATCAGTACAACAAAGACAAGGTTTGTATGCTTTTAAAGTAGTAATGGATGATTCAAATAATACAGCAGATGTAATCGATAGAAACCAATTAATTGGAGCTATTTATTTACAACCAACCAAAACTGCTGAATTTATTTACTTGAACTTCAATATCTTACCTACAGGAGTATCTTTCGAATAATTTTTTAAAGACGGAATATTTATAACAAAATAATAAAATGGCAGTATTAAATCCAAACGAAATATTTTTCACCGCTTTTGAGCCAAAACAGGCGAACCGATTCATCATGTATATTGATGGTATTCCTGCTTATGAGATCAAAGGAGTAGGTGCTGTAACAGTAAGCCAAGGTACTGTACCTTTAAATCATATCAACATTCAACGTTTTGTTAAAGGTAAAACCACTTGGGGTACTATTCAGTTCACATTATTTGACCCAATTACCCCATCAGGTGCTCAAGCTGTAATGGAATGGGTACGTTTACACCACGAATCAGTAACTGGTAGAGATGGTTATAGCGATTTTTACAAGAAAGATTTAACTTTCAACGTATTAGGACCTGTAGGTGATATCGTATCAGAATGGATTATCAAAGGTGCATTAATTACTGAAGCTAACTTCGGTGAATATAACTGGGATACTGCTGATACTGCTGTAAACATTACTATGACAGTACAACCTGACTACTGTGTATTGAATTTCTAATTAATAAAAAACACTATAAGGAAGCTCGCAAGAAATTGCGAGCTTTTTTGTTTTTCATATATTTATATACGACAACAAAGTTATTAAAAAATTATTTATGGAAGAAAATAAATTCAAATTACCCACAGAGGTTGTAGACTTACCCTCAAAAGGTTTATTGTACCCAGAATCAAGTCCTCTTCGTGAAGGTAAAATAGAAATGAAGTACATGACTGCCAAAGAAGAAGACATTTTAACTAATCAAAACTATATTAAACAGGGAACAGTGATTGATAAATTACTTAGTTCTTTAATTATTAGTAAAATTGATTATAATGATTTATTAGTTGGAGATAAAAACGCTATTATGATAGCGGCACGTATTTTATCTTATGGTGCTAATTATGAATTTATGTATGATGGTATACCTCAATCTATTGATTTAAGTAATTTAGAACCAAAATCTTTACACTCTGAGATTGAAAAAACTTCTCAAAATGAATTTAGTTTTACTCTTCCAGAAACAGGAAATGTACTTACTTTCAAACTTCTTAATCATGGTGATGAAATTAAAATTGATCAAGAAATTAAAGGATTACAAAAAATTAATAAAGAATCTACAAGTGAGGTTACTATAAGACTTAGTCATATAATAACATCTATTAACGGATCCACAGATAAAAAAGACATTAGAGATTTTGTCAATAACTATTTTTTAGCTAAAGATGCTAGAGCATTTAGAGCATATTACAATGAAATCTCTCCAGATATGAATTTAAAGGTAACTCTAATAAATTCTGATGGTGTGGAGGAGGACACTGATTTACCAATAGGGATTAACTTTTTTTGGCCTGACGCCTGATTATAGAGTAGATTTGTTTGAACAAATCCATGAAATAGTATTTTTTGGAAAGGGTGGTTATGATTGGAATACAATTTATAATATGCCTATTTGGTTAAGAAATTTTACTTTTAAACGAATTAAAGAATTTTATAACGAAACTAATACTAATAATGATACTGTAGAAAAATCTATTGCTGCTATGAAAGCAGCAGGAACAAATAAAACAGTAAATGTTCCCTCATATATTACAAAGGCATCCAAAAAGTGATGCCTTTTAATATTTATAATAAATAATCCTTTAAATGGCTAAAAAAGTAGGAGAATTAAACGAAAGTGAAATTAAAAAAATTAGACAAGAATCTATAGGTGTATTAAACGATCTAGATTCTATTGGAAAAAGCATTAATGCTAATCTCCAAAAAGTTAGTCAATTAACAGGAGAAAGTACTGCTGGTTTTAAAGAAAGTTTTAATGCTGCTAAATCATTAGGTGATGCTTTAGCTAAAGTAGATTCTGATACTTTAAAATCAAAAAAACAACAAGCAACCTTTCAGGATAAAGTACGTAAAGCTCAAGAAGAAGCTACTAAATTAGAAGCTAAAGCCTCTCGTTTAAGAGCAGAAGCTGTTAATTTTACTAAAGAACAAGCAAAAGAAGCTTATCGTGTAGCTAGAGGTTATGAAGATGGTGCTGAGAAATTAAGAGAACAAGCCAAAGCCGCTGGAAGAGTTACAGAACAATTTGAAAAATTAAATAAACAAACTAAAATCTTTGATGATATGGCTGAGTTCACTCAGCAAATTCCTGGATTGAGTAAAGTTTTAGGTGATTTTCAAAAAGCATCGGATGCTGCTCGAGAAGCTGCTTCTGAAGGAGGTAGCGCTTTAAAAGCTGGTGGTAAAGAATTAGCAGGATTAGCAGGAAAAGCAATTGCTGCCTTTGCTATAGGAAATTTAGTAAAAGGAGTTAATTTATTAGATGAAAGAACAACCTCTGTAGCTAGAAATCTGAATAAAAGCAGATCAGAAGCTATGAATCTTGTAAAAGAATTTGATTTAGCTTCACAAAACATGGCTGGTATTACAGGACCAGAAATGGTAAAATCAGCAGAAGACTTTGCAGATGCTTTAGGTACTACAGCCGCTATTAGTGCTGAAGATGCTATTAATTTTACGGTAATAACTAAACAATTAGGTTTAGCTACTAATGAAGCAGCTAAACTAGAAACATTATCATTATCAATTAACCAGAGTTCTAAATCTATTACTCAAAGTATAATAGGTGAAGTAAAATTTAGTAATTATAGAAATAGATCCGCTGTAGATTATAAAAAAGTTTTAAAAGATGTAGGAAATGCAAATTCTGCTATTTTACTTACTATTAAAGGTCAAGGTAAAAGTTTAGGAGATGCAGGTATTGCTGCTAGAAAATTTGGTTTAGATTTAAATAAAGTAGATTCTATAGCTAGTAGTTTACTGGACTTTGAACAATCAATTTCATCTGAGTTAGAAGCAGAATTGTTAACTGGTAAAGATTTAAATCTTGAAAGAGCAAGAGCTTTTGCTTTAAATGGTAATATAGAAGGTTTAACCGCAGAAATTACTAAAAACGTAGGTAATGCTGAACAATTTAGTAAAATGAATCGTTTACAACAAGAAGCTATTGCTAAATCAGTTGGAATGACTCGTGAAGATTTAGCTGCTTCTTTAATGGAACAAGAAGCTCTTACTAAATTAGGAGCTAAAG